TGAGAAACACCAGAACCAATGTTATAAATTTTATTAGTTTCTCCAAAGACCATTAATGTATCTAATGCCCTACAAACGTCCTCAACATGCATGTAGTCCTTAAGATAGTAACCACCATCATAAAGATTAATGGGTTCATTGTTTCTCAAACGACGAATCAAATAACCCAAGACGTTCTTTCCCTTGGAAACTGTAGGATCGATACCGAATACATTAGCAATTCTAAAGATACGATATTCAATACCAAAAGTTTTACAGTAAGAGATTACCAAAGACTCGGCACATCTTTTTGTGATTGAGTAGAAACCTGTGGGATTACAGGGATCACCCTCTTGAGCATCAATCACATTGTTACCATAAACAAAACTAGAACTAACAAAATTAAATACAGTATCTGTTCTCTTACAATGTGAGAGGACTTCTGTAAGAATCTTTAGGTTAACGTCAATATCAATCTGAAGATCATTAAAAACACTTTGATTGGTAGTGGTACTAATAAGATATAAAATATTTCTTGAATCGGGATGTCTTTGACCACGAGGAATAATAAAATTATTTGGATACAATCTCATGTAATTACTACCGATGTATCCTGTACCACCAAAGATAGAAAGATTAATCATACTTGTCACACTCGTGTAAGGGTTTACCTTTCTGATCTTTTTCGGAAAGGATGGGACTAAAAGATTCCCATTCAATATTTAAGTCTGGATCATTCCACAAAAGAGTACGATCGTATTCTTTGTAATAATAATCAGTGGTTTTGTATGATACATGAGCATTACCAGTCTTAGTGTAAAACCCATGAGCAAAACCAGGAGGTACCCATAACATAACTTCTGGACTGTTAAGTTGAACTACAACGTGTTCACCGAAGTTGGGTGATGATTGTCTCAAATCAACAACCACGTCAGTTATCCAACCATCCATACACCTCACCAGTTTACCTTGAGGTTTCACTACTTGATAGTGTAGACCACGAAGAACATTGATTGTGGAACAAGAATGATTATCTTGAACGAACTCTACATCCAGTACTGACTCAAGATCTCTCTTATTATAAGACTCAATAAAGAATCCACGATCATCCAAAAACTTTGTCTGTTCAATAATGATAACTCCTTCTAGAGTTGTCTCAGTGATTTTCATAATACTCTATAGTTTTTCTAAGTCCTTCCGTAATGTCTGTGGTTGGTTTCCAATCTGTCTCTGAACAGATCTTATCATTTGACGTTGAGTATCTTCGATCGTGTCCCAGTCGATCAGTAATGAAATTGATTGGATGTTCTGGCTTACCCATCAAATTGGAAATCTTTTGGATAAGTTCGAGGTTTGTAAGTTCACACTCACCACCAATGTTGTACCTCTCTCCAAGTTTACCATTCTTGTGGAGATTAATCAAGGCATCACAATGATCCTCAACATAAATCCAATCCCTCACATTTTGACCGTCTCCGTAAACTGGGATAGGAGAATCATTCTTTATGTTGTTAATGATTGTTGGAATCAACTTCTCACCAAACTGTCTAGGTCCATAATTATTTGAACAGTTAGTGATGATTGTTGGAAGACCATATGTTTTATTATAAGCATAGACAAAATGATCACTAGATGCCTTTGATGCTGAATAAGGATTTCTTGGAATATACCTTGAACCTTCAAAAAATGATCCTTCTTCAATAGAACCAAATACCTCATCAGTAGAGATATGCATAAACTTTTCTACTTCATTCTCTAATGCACATTGAAGAAGATTTACTGTTCCGATAATATTAGACTCAATAAATGGTTTACAATTTTTAATTGAGTTGTCTACATGAGTTTCAGCAGCAAGGTGAAAGATTGAAGTAATCTTTTCCTTTTCGAAGACATGTCTTACAGAATCTTCATGCCAAAGGTCTACCTCATATAATTTAACGTATAGTGGAACATTACTTTTATTTCCTGCATAGGTAATTTTGTCGATACAAATAATTTCTTCGTCAACTTTTAACTGTCTAAGAAGACTACTTCCAATAAAACCTGCACCACCAGTTACTAGAATACTCATTTTTCCTCGTACTTTTCAAGAATTATTGGAGAATATTGTTCAGGAATATCACCCTGAATTTTTTCATTTCTTTTTTTCTCTTCTAACATATGAACTCTATTCCTAAGTTCCGTAGAAGAATACTTATGTTGTCTTTTGTGATAATGAATTTCTATTCCATTATCAATACAATATTGTTTACCTGTGAAATCTCTATCCTTATACTCCTCACTCAGAAATCTAATATCAATTCTCTGTGTCTTAATCATATTCAACAGATCTTCCTCTGTCTCATATACAAGAATTTCATCAACGTACTTACAACCTTGTATTTGAACATATCTCTCATACACACTCTGTGTGGGTTTGTTCTTAATACCAGGTCTGTCGATGGTTGGATCAACCTGAAGTGCAACGATTAACCAATCACACAAATCTTTTTCCATCTTCAACATTGTCACATGTCCTGCATGAAACAAGTCAAAGGAACTACAATTAAAACCGATCTTCATTATGTCAGATCATAACGACATGATATGTATTGTATAAAAAAAGGAGGTCTATGTCAAGACCTCCTGGGATTCCATGCACGCCAAGTTATTTTTTTCACTGAGTAATAACTAAATCTCAGGCGGGAGATTATCCCATCCGCACCATCTAATCTTTGGAGAATTAGAAAACTCAGTTGGGTCCATTGACTCCACCACTTAGTTTTACGAACCAAGAAACGCGGGAAGAAGGGGACCTTCTAATACCGACCAGGGCAAGTTTTGAGTCGTTCCGTGACTTAATTAAAGTTGACCTTTAGAAAGCTTATCTATATTAAGAGGAGCATGTCTTTTAAGGATAGAGATAAGGAGATCAAGTTTTCCCGAATCAGATGATTGAGCAGCTGGTGCGGGAGCCTTTTTCAGATCTTCAAGTTCTTTTTTAAGATCGGAGATCTGTGACTTGAGTGCTTTGATTTCCTTTTCTACTTCCAAATCATACTGAGACATAAATGCCCCCGACTCAGATGTTCTTCTCGATGCCATGTCTGTCAAATAAAATCTCTGTGTTATTTATTTGATTAGTCATCTTTGATGTAACAAGGTACACGATCTGGATCTAACCATTTCGTATATTCGAAATCATCAATAGCGGTAAGAAGTTGCATCTGATTGTCAAGCAGATACATGTCTCGGTAACGTTTGGTGTAACTATCAGCCTTCTGAATACGGTAATCTGGTTTACCATTCTCAAGGGTTCCCGTCTCAACATATCGATAGGGGAACCGTTCAAGAATAATCTTCATTAGGCAACCTCAACTTGTTCAAGATCCTCTGCAAGACAGTCAATCAAGATATCATAATCATCGAGGGGATCTCCAGAAAAAGTAACTCCACCATTTTCATAAAACTTACGAACCTTTTTGAAAAGTTTCGGATTCTTAACGTCAAGGAAGAAGTCTCCGTTAACTGCGGAACGAAGAGTGGTGATGTCTTTTTTGAACTTAGAAGTGATTGTCATTGTCTTTGTTGTTGACCTTAGAAGTATAAGGGTTTTTGACTTGATAGTCAAGAGGACAGTTGGGGAACTGTCCGATGGGGGTTGTGGGGATCGAACCCACCTTTCTCCTGTTATGAGCAGGGTGCTTTCACCAGAGAGCTAAACCCCCAAGTGCTTCTGTCGGGAATTGAACCCGATTCAGCCGCTTATAAGGCGACGGCCTTAACCAATAGGCGACAGAAGCAAATGAATTATTGAGCTTCGTTGTTGTTCTCAGTGTATATCTTATACAATGGATCGTTCACTGACATTATGACAGTGGACTTTCCATCTTCATTTACTATCCCAAAGGTTTCTCCTTCTTCCACACGTGTTATTAACTCGTCCCATCTTTCTTGAAATTCTTGCACCGTGAAGATTTCCATAATTGATAATATTTAGTGGGGGATTGTTTACCCAATCGGGTATGCAGGATTCGAACCTGCGACTTCTGCTTCCCAAAAGCAGCGCTCTACCAAGCTGAGCTAATACCCGTGGCGGAAGGTGGCGGAGTCGAACCCCCAAGGACTTTAACATCTCGACGCTTTTCAAGAGCGCTGCAGTCACCTATCTGCTTGACCTTCCATTTTTTTTTATCGGACTTCAAAGTCCAATCTTCTGACCTTACGTTTTCTCCTCTCTTCCTGAAAGGAAAGATCAGATTGTGATAGGAAATTCTTAGGTATCGTTTCCTTGTTTGATTCTACCATAACAACCTTTGAAAGGTCAACAGCAGTCACTTTGTTCTCAATCACGGTCATCATGTTAGGACAACCACAACAATGTGTGTGATGGTCACTACGGATTTCCTTATTACATTGTTTGCATCTTACGGTAATCATTGTTCATGTTTGTGATTGAGACATGCTCGAAGAGGGATTCGAACCCCCGACATCCTCCGTGTAAAGGAGACGCTACTACCGCTGAGCTATTCGAGCAGGCTGGCCCACCTGGGATCGAACCAGGGACATTCTGATTAACAGTCAGACGTTCTGCCGCTGAACTATAGGCCATTGTGAGACTATTTAAGTATCATCCTCAACGACTTTAAGACCAGACTTGATTGCAGTCAACCAAGTGTTGATATTCTCAATAAGAGTATCCTTATCTGGTTTTTCGAAATTCATACGAATATCCTTTACAGTGTTATGACTCTCGTCGCGGAGAGAATAACCCAGATCATAAGAAGAATTCATGGAGATTTCAAATAGTGTTGAAGTTGAGACTTAAGTCTCAAGCGGAATAGGGGATTCGAACCCCTGACGTTCAGCTTGGAAGGCTGACATTCTACCACTGAATTAATTCCGCGAGGTGGAGAATAGGAGACTCGAACTCCTGACAGCCTGCTTGCAAAGCAGGTGCTCTACCAACTGAGCTAATTCCCCTGGAGCCACTTACCCGACTTGAACGGGTGACCTGAGCTTTACAAAAACCCTGCTCTATCCAGCTGAGCTAAAGTGGCAAATGATGTCTTTCTCTATGACAATTAGAACACAAGAGGGCACACTTGTCAAGTTCATTCTCGACTCTACTCCATTCCCACAAACGAATTTTATTCCAGTTTGCTTCTTTTGAAGCGGGGTCTAAATGGTGGAATTCAAGTGCAGCTATACACTTATCATATCCACAATCCTGACACTTACCTCCTTTATATTCTACAGCCTTCTCCTTTCTTTCTATCCATCTTTGCTTACATATATTATTGAAACAGGTTTTACAATAACTATAAAGTCTTGTCTTACCTTTTTCTTTTTTCCTATATGTATTCTCTTCAGATAGAAGAACTTTACAGGTAGAACAGTTAGCCATACATCATAAAGAAAGATTGGTTAGAGTTATTTATTCTAACCAACAGGCACAGAGGGACTCGAACCCCCAATCGACATC